CCTTCAAGTTGATAGATGAACCAAATATCATAGTATTTACCAATAGTGCCCCAAAACTCAGGTATTTGAGCCATGATAGATGGAACCTTCGTTGCATCAATGAGGATGATACACTTGGAGTATTTAGGTATCCTGTGAGACCCATTGCAGAGTGATGTGGGAAAAAATCCTAGATCTATTTAAGCACCATCCAGAGGTGGTAGTGTACATCAGGAATTATGGCATTTCGAGCCAAGCGATCCCGGAAGTGGTCGAAGAAGGCTACAAAGTCTAAGTTTTCAAAGAAAATGAAGAGACCCATGAACCTGAAGAAGGTTATCAAGGCTACCATCAACAAGGAAATTGAGACAAAGCATACCATCACGAACTTTTCTGATGGTCAGCAGTATACCCATATGGGGATCCATACTCTTGATGCCAATCCATACCTCACCACTCCTGGTGTTGGAGATCCTTCTGGAGCAGCAAATGGAACCACGGTTTCAGCGAACAGGGTAGGATCCGAGGTACTCGCGAAGGGAGTCCGATACAAGATTTTCTTGCAGAATAACGAACGATTTGCCCAAGTCAAGCATCGTTTCCTGTTCATCAAGTGCGAACGTGGACAACTCTATGACAATACGAGCATCTGGATGGGTCGATCCGACAACAAAATGCTCGATGATATCAATCATGAGAAGATCACAGTTTTGTATGACAAAACGTTCACTATCAATGCACCAAATCTTATTGCATATGGTGCTGGTTCAACCCAGGATGGGTCCTCAGGGGTAGGACATGGAACATACAACAACAGTGCCGCAGGTGTTGGAATTCTGTCATCTCAGCCAGGATCGAAGATTTTGACGATTTACATCCCATATGCAAAGGATAACAAGCCTAAGAAGCTTGTTTACAACGATCAGAACCAACCGAAGTTTTTTGACTATGCATTCCTGTATATGCCATATGTCGTGGAGAACACTTCGACGACTCTCAATGTCGCGACAATCAACGATATGTCGAAGGTTTTCTACTTCAAAGACCCTTAGAAAGGTGCCATCCGCAGGATTTTGCTACGTGCAACTGTGTCGCCGCAGGCGACCTAAGAACAGATACCCTAGGTGTTTAGGTTTAGAAAGGGGCCGTCGATAGATTTGACGTCTCCAATGTCTCCAATGTGTTAAATATTTAGGTAGAGGCTTTTTCCAAATTGTTACAGGGCGAACGCCCGCCGGAAAAAGCCCACCCCGGCCGAGGGGGATGACCAAAGAGTGTTCTGTTTGGGATATTACAGCATCTTTCGATCGAAATACAGTTGAATTCATCAAAAACTTTTTGAAAAAGCATGCAAAGAAATGGACCTTTCAAGTAGAGAAAGGGGAGAGAACGGGATATGTGCACCATCAGATCCGCATGTCCATGTTCAAAAAGAAGACTGAAAACATGACAAAGTCACTGCTTTTAGATTATGGAGTAGATGGTTTTCATATTTCTCAGACATCAACCAATGCAACGAAAGGACCACCTTTCTATTGCATGAAAGAGGATACTAGAGTAGATGGGCCATGGTCTGACACTGATGCTGAACCCATTCCTATGACCATGACTGCCAGGAAGGTCGAGACTATGGGTCTGAAACCATGGCAAAACCAGTTGATGGTAGAATCTGATGGGTATGATGATAGGCACATATGGTGTGTAGTAGATCAACTTGGAAACAATGGTAAGGGAGCACTTTGCAAATGGTTGTATTGCAAGGGGTATGGTATGATAGTACCCCCCTTCAACAAAATGGAGGACATAGTCCAGTTTTGTATGTCTTTTCCATCGAAGTTGTACTTGATTGACATGCCCAGGGCGATGAAGAAGAAGCACTTGTATGATATGTATGCAGGTATTGAAACTTTGAAGGATGGAAAGTTGTTTGACAAAAGGTACAAAGGTACCTTCAAGTTGATAGATGAACCAAATATCATAGTATTTACCAATAGTGCCCCAAAACTCAGGTATTTGAGCCATGATAGATGGAACCTTCGTTGCATCAATGAGGATGATACACTTGGAGT